CGCCTCACCCTTGCCGCTATCGGATAGGAGGGCGCGCAAGGCTTCCGCATAGATTTCTTGTCTTTCGTGAGCGATCCCGTTTGCGGCTTGACCTGCTTCGAGAAGCATTGCCAGTCGCATAACAACTGCGCGTGCGTCGGCGTTCATTTCTTCTCCTTGGCAATGGCGGCGTCGATGTTGTCGTAGAACGCTTCAACCTGACGTCCAAGCATTCCATGAAGGCGGCGCACGTAAGCGCCAAGCTGCGCATCGCTCGAATCCTTGCCGCCATCGGCTCGGGCTGACAGTGCGGCTTGCCAGCCTTCCCGTGCGTCGTGGGTGTTTTGATACGCATACTGGCCGTCGAACTTGGTCAGGTTGTAGCCGTGCGGACCCGCCCACGCCTCGAACCGCTCCCGCTCCGCATCGTCTGCCGCGCGTTTTTCGTCCTTCACGAACCGTCCGCCAGCGACAGCCGCTGCATGTTCAGCGCGGCACTCGGGCGAATGGTTCGCGTCCGTCGCGCCGCAGTTCATGCCAGTGCAGCGAGGTAATAAAAAATGGTCATTGGTGTGCATTTTCGGTTTCTTCCGGTTGGTTGTTGTTTGAATGATCCTGCTATGGGAGTAATACTACATCCACAGTATCACTTGTGCAACCGTTTTTTCGACTATCGGCGAACGAGCATGCAAAGCGCCTGATGACGCTTGTTCGTCGCCTCGTATCCGATCAGGTCGGCTTGCATCCATGCGGGCGTCTCGCCGCGCGTCGTCTTGCGGTCGACTGCCTCCCGAAGTTGCTCACCTTCAAGTAAGGCATATTTGACGCGCGCCTGGCTGGCATTGCGCCACACGATACCGCGGTCGACGAGAGAGTGCAGGGTATCGCGCACGGAAGCGCGTGGACGATCGGCGAGCAGGGCCATCACCTGATCTTGCGTGTATTCCTTGTTTTCCTGCATGACCGCGATCAGCTCGTCATGCGATACGGTTTCCGGCTGGCGGTTGGCGACGAAGGCAATGTTTTTCATGCTGCTTCCTTATCCATCTTGCGAGCGCGAACCGGCGCCCAAGTTTCGTATGCGCGATCCCATGCCGCGAACTTTTCTTCACGCGGCGCAGATCCTTGATCGAGCCAGGTGTGACATGTAAAGCAAGCGGGTATGGTGTAAGGGTGCTTTGCCTTAGTGCCTTTTCCCTTCCCATGTCTTAATTGATTCGAATGCGCTGGAACAACAGTCTCCCAATCGAAACAACAAACGTGCGAGACCATCAGATAGCACGGCTCGCCACGGCAGGCCGCCAGATACTTTGATCCTTCCGCGACGGTCGGCTTCTTGGCTTTGCGGCGCAGCGTCGTCTTGCGATCGGCCAGTGCGAACGGCTTGGCCTCCGGGCGCTTGAACCCGGTGCGCTTCATCGGTGCGGATCGTTTCATGCCGTCGCCCGGATTAACTGCGCAAACGGATTGCCCTGCATTGATTTCGCCCAGCGTCGCGCCTTCTCGATGGCCTTATTCTTCTCGTAGTGGCGAGCATGTCGCAGCTTGGCGCATGTCCGCTTCGACGGCTTCGGCTTGTCCTTGCCTTCGCCAGCCTTCCAGATCGCCATTACGCGGCCGCGATCATTGATCTTGTGATGCCAGCCCGCGATGTGGATCAGCCCATCAGCGTGCATCGCGCGCATTGCCCTGCGCACGGTGTCTTGGTGAAGCCCCATGACGTCGGCAAGGTCGATTCCCGTCATGCCCTTTTGCAGCAGGTCTAACATCGTGCGCCAGTTGTCGTAGCGCCTCGATTCGGGGTTGAGACTGCATCCTGTGTTGCTCATGCTGCAAGCTCCTCGTAGCCTGGAGGGGCACTCATGGGAATGCCGTTGATAGTCAGATATGCCGTCACGTACTCGATCAGGCTGTTCATGCGCCGGACGCCCATTTGTGCGCTCGATTCGCGGATATTCACGAACTCGCCTTCAAGTCCCGGAACCATGTCCGCACCGATGCCGGTTGCGATCGCATGGCCGCTGACGAAAAGAACCTTCCACTGTTGAGCGGTGAGGCGGCGATTCTGGAAAGTGGCGTGCTTGGCTGCGACGCCGAACAGGTGATGCAGCAGGGCGTTCTGTGGCAGGCTGCGCGTCGACTCCTGAAGGATCAGCACATGTCCGTCCGGCCGGCTGTGTACCGCGTCGGCTGCCATGCGGCGATTGGCGCGATTGAGGAAGATCGTTGTCTTGTCCATGTCACGCCCTTGCGATCATGATCAAGCACTCGCCGCCTTTGACGATCGGCCCGCGCGTGATGAACAGGTCATCGATCTGGCTGTCATCGTCGTAGACGCCTGCATGCGTCAGAGCGTCGAGCGCAGCCTTGGCGAAGTTGTCGACGTCCATCCGGCGCTTGTCGCGCGCACACACGCGCATGGCGACGAACAGGCGTGCATCGCCGAACTTCATAGCGTTATGCTCGGCGACGATCTCGGCTACGCGTTGGCGGAACGTCTTGCCGGCCGCGGTGATGTACATGCCGCGGGGCGACTTGCGCCAGTAGCAGTTGACCGAAGGGGGAAGGGGCAGCGTCAGAAACTGAGCGAGCCCGGATAACTCGTTTTGGCCTGTCATGTTGTTTTCTTTTCCGAGCGGATAAACGCCCAAAGTTCTTTCTTGGCTATTTCGGCGCACTCGTCGCCAGCCTTGCCTCTCACTCGCTCGACGATCGCCTTAGCTGCGTTGTATTCACCGCGGCGACCGTCGCGCACTGCCTGCATGAAGTCGCGCAGGCATTCTTGCTGCGGGTTCATTGCAAGCAGATCGACGAGTAATCCACTGTTCGCCTGATCTGGTAGTGCCGGCGAAGGGGCGGCAACCACGGATCAAAGCAGACAACTTCCATGTAGCCATTCGCGAGTAAGACGATTTCTGTTTTCATTTGATGTCAATCCTCATGCCGCGCACGAGGCGGCAGCCGGGCACTTCAAAGCCGTCTTTCAGGGCGGCGGCGATCAATTTGCGATCGGGGGCGGGGGCGGGCGCGACCGGCTCCGTTTTGTAGGTCGCCGGGATCAGCGCTTCGTCGTCGATCGCCACAGCGGGCGGATTGAGCGCGATCTTGATCTTGAAGAACGGCGTGTCGATCTTGTCGCGGCCCGCCAGTTGCAGGCCGTCTAGCAGGTACTTGCGGATGCGCTCGGCGCGGTTCTCCATCGCCTTCGCACGCTCGACCATCGACTTCGCGTGGTTCTTGATCTGCTCGGCCGTCGCTTCCAAATTCTTGGCGACGAACGCGGTATTCATGGCCTTCGTTTCCAGATCGCCGCTGATCGCTTCCAGCGTGTCGGCGAAAGTCTGGTCGTCCAGTTCCAGGTCTTGCAGCTTCGCCGCGTCTGCGCGGTACTCGCTGGCAATCTCGAAGAGGTTCACAATTGCTCTCCGGTTGCTTTGGCGACGACCTTCTCTGCGGCAGCGATAGCCATATCGCCGTAATACGTGCCGCTGTCGACCGGGGAGTGACCGCAATTCATCGGGTGATCGTGGTTCGCGATGTTGTCGCCACAGCAGCAAATGCCACTCTCAAGAGAAACATGCTCAAGAACTCCGAGCAGGTCCTGAAGCACCGCCAGCAATTCGGGCGCGGCGGCGATCAGGCGGGCATTCGCCTCTCGGTTACATCCGAACAACGTGACGATGTCGTGATCGTTGTTGTCGAATATGTCGACAACGCCGTGAGAAGCGCGCACCGCCTTCCACGGTCCCGGCGTATGTTGAGTGGTCATGTTCGGTTCCTTGTTATCCGTTCACTGCATCTGATTAGCAATATTAACGCGAAAATATCCAACTACTGGATCATTCACGCATAAAATTTAGCTATGATCGCGCGGGTACGATTTAGCTCGTCTTGCTCGCGCAGATCGAGGATCAGGCGCAGCGAGTCGCGCTTAAAAGTCGCCTCGGCGATGTCGAGTTCTGCGCCTCGGATTTGCTCGCGGATGATGTCGAGCGGAACGAGAGTAACGGGAACGTGTTCGAATGCTTGCGCGCGAGCTGCTGCGCTGTCGATGTCGGCGACTAAGTTTGTCTTGTTCATGATTGCTCTCCGATTGGCATGCAAAGCCAGTATTCATGTTGTTCGTTGATGCGCTTGTATGGCTTCTCGTAGTCGATTTCCCATGTCGTGCGATATTCAATCAAGGGCCAATCGCATCCTTTCAGGCCATACGCTGTATCCATCCGGCCGCGAACACCTGCACCGCCATTGAATGTGCCATCTGGGTCGCTAAAGATTGCAAAGACGGCCATGTCACTACTGTGACGCGCGCGAATTACTGCGCACACTTCAGCACTCGTCGGGATCTTTCTGTAATCGCTCATGCTTCCTCCGTTAGGCCGCGCCACTCGAAACCCTCGTTCGTGATAGCGAGTGCGCTAATGTGATGTTTGCAGGACTCGGCGCCTTCCGGCGTCAGTGCGGTGCGGCTCCAACGTGAGCCTGTCCACCAGGAATACCACTTCACGATCTTTCCGTTCTGTCGCAGCCTTACTTCGTATGCGCCGACGTTGACGGGGGTAATGTGCTTCGGGAACCAAGCTGTTAATGCGTTCATGCTTTCCCCTGTGCGCCGCCAGCTAGGCCAGCGGCGCGGTTGTTGTTGGTCAGAACGGGATGTCATCCTCGAATTGGTCGCCAGCCGGCGCCGGGACATACGACTGCTGTGCTGCGGTTTTCTTCAGCGGGCGGTCGCGAAGGGCGGCGACGAGCAGCGCAAGCTTCTGCGGCGACGTCTTGCGATCGAGGATTTCTGCGGCCGTCAGTTCGGTGTCAGCCTGGAACACGGCATTCAGGCGGACACTCCATCCGGTTTCGCCCGTCTCGACACCGTTTTGCTTCTTGGCGTATTCCTCCATCGCCAAGAGAACGCCGACCGGCTTGTTCAGCAGTTCCGGGAACTGCGTCAGCGTCTTTTGGACGTTCCCGCCGACTTCCTTGTCCCATACCGTCGAGACGACTTGCGCCGGCTTGATGTCCTTGATTCCGAGACAGGTCATGATCGCCATGAGCGTGCCGTAGTCGCCGAGCTTCTCGCCGTCCTTCTTAATCGTGTAGATCGAGAAGTTCGATTTCTGGCCTTCGTTCGTCTCGAAGGTGAATGCGATACCGCGCGTGCCGCTCGCCGCGGTGATGTCCTCGGCACGGGTGAACTTGCCGACGTACTTGCCTTTCTCGTCGATGAAGCTGGTGCGTTGCTCGGCCTTGCGTGCTGCTTGCGCGGATTCGTTGTTGAGTGCGTACATGTGCGTTCCTTTGGTTCGCTGGGTTAGGCCGTAGCCGGTTGGGTGATGCCGTAGAAATCGGTGATCGCTGCATCGACTGCGGCCAAGTCGTTGTCGACGTGATGCTCGGTGAACATGTCGATCGGCGACTTGCAGGTGTCGGATCCGTTGTTTTGCGTGCTGAAGATGTGCCGACCGTTGATCAGCGCGGCGCGAAGAACGATCGTGAACAGCGATTCGACCGGGCATTTTTCGTCGAGCATCTTGCCAATCGTGCGGGCCCGGATATGCCCGAGTTCGTCGGTCGACACATGGCCGAGGAAGTACACGCGCACGTCGTCAGGCAGGACGGAGGCGGACATCATCACGTCCCATGCGCTCTTGCCAATCTCGCTGAATTTCTGGAATCCGGTTTCAGCGCTGCGGCGCATGAACTCGTTTGTCATCATCAGATTCCAGTCATCGAACACGACGACCTTGCGCTGCGTCTTGCTCATGAGCGTGATGATCTGGTCGGCCTTGTCGGTCACGAAGATATTGCCGGCCGGGTTTTCCTTCGTGCGGTACGACCAGCCTTTTGCGCGGAAGGGCAGCGGCTTCTTAATGGTCTGAATCAAAAGGGTCTGCGCCGGATCGAGATTGCGCATGGAAGTGCTCTTGCCGGTTCCGCTCTCGCCCAAAATCAAAGTTGCGATGCTCATTTGCTTCTCCTGTTCGCTCGTGCTCGTAAAGTTGCTGTTCTTCTTGCTCGATCTGCTGCTGCCACTCGGCGCCGTCTGTCATTGCCAGACCCCGAGGTCTTGCGCTGCTGCCCACGCTCCATAGCCGAGCGTCAGGACAGCCGCGATCAACGTTTCAATTACGGTTCGCATGGCTGATCTCGTCGATTTCGTCGCGCAGCACTCGGGCGCGGTTGACTAGGAGGGCAAGCCAGCCATCGGCGGCGGCTTCGGGGAACATCGCGGCAAAGCGCGGCCATTCCAGATCGAGGTTCATCAGAAGGGCGTACATGTCCGCAGCCTTCTCGGCGATCTGCGATTGCTTGTGGATCTCGATCAGCTCGGCGATCGGGCAGATGTGCTCGTCGCCGGCCTTGCGCAGTTCGGTCATGAAAACCGCTGCGGGAATGCTACCAACTGTCGGATCAATCGCGGACAAATTTTTGCGCGCAACAGGCGCTTGTTGCGGGCGGAAGCTGGTGAGAGTGCGTAATAAGCCTTTGCCTGCTTGGTTCAGCGTGTTCATGGTTTCCTTTCCTTCCGTTGTGGTTGTGTGCTGCTGTGACTAAAGAATACGACAACAGTATCAGTAGTGCAAGCGTTTATTGGATATTTTTAGTGCGTTCTGCCACATCCGGGTCGGGAGCGTAGATGGTCGCCCAGTGCGTCGGCGGATAGAAGTCATCGCCTGTAGCCGGGTCGTAATACATTCCCTCAAGGAAATCCGCAACCGCGTAGTAACGACCCTTCGCCGGGTCGTTTTGGATGAAACCGGTGATCAGGATGGTTTGCATGTCATCCGGCTCCGGGTGTTGTTTCGCGTCGATCCAGTTAATTTCGTTCACGCTTCCTCCTTCTTCTGTGTCGGCTTCGGCGCCGGGAACCAGGCGCGCGCCATTACCTGAAAGAAGAGCCAATACGCGAGAACTGGGCTCATGCTGCGATCTCCAGTTCGCCCATCAGCCGAGCTCGGCAGACTGCCTGCATCGCTGCCAGCGTTTCCTCGCCCTTGTAGACGCTCGCGCGGTAGATCTTCACCAGACGGAAGGCGCAGCCGATGCGCTTCGTCTCGTCGGCGCCTAAGCGCTCTGCGCGGCCATCCTGAAGCATCACGCCGAGTGAGCGGCTGATGTTGTACATGCACAGCCCGGCATGCTCTGCGATCTCTTCGGGCGTGGCGCCCTGCGGTTTATCGTCGAGGTATGCGGTGATGATGGCGATGCTCATGCTTCACCTGTCGCTTTGGCGATGGCCGCGCGGAGTTCGTCGAGCCATTGATGCGGGCTTGTCGAATCGAGAGCAATAGTTTCTGCGATGTCCAACAGTTCCGGCGCGGCGGCGATCAGGCGGGCGTTCGCTTCAGGAGACGGGCAGTTCCGAATGCAGAAACCGCCGGCGTTATTCGGGAAATAGACCCGAGTTTCCTCTTGCCGCCACGGTCCCGGCGTATGTTTCGTGCTCATGCTGCCTCCATAGAATCGAGTCCGCCGACGTCGCGCGATTGCTTACGGTGGCTTTCCCAGGTGAATTTGACGAGCACGCCGGATTCGCTCAGACGGTCCATGAAGCGCTCGCCGATGTACTCTTTCAGGCTCGGTACGTTCAGGTTCGTCAACAGGATGGTGGGCTTGCAATTGAGCCGGCGAGCCTCTAGCAGCTCGTGGAGCGTGCGTTGCTCGTCGTCCGTGCCGCGTTGCAAACCGACTTCATCGAGGATCATCAGGTCGATCTGCTCGAACTGCTTCAGCATTGCCTCTTCGCTGATCTCCGACGACTTCGCCCATGTTCCGCGAATCTTGGTAAACAAGCGGGCGGTGGACGTAAAGTAGGCAGTGCGACCGCGCGCCATCAGATTGTTGGCGACAGCGCATGCAAGGTGCGACTTGCCGGTCCCGAAGTTGCCAACGCCGAGCAGGACGGTTCCTGTTTTCAGGTGAGCGGAAAAGTTGTCAGCGAATGCTTCGAACTTCGCCAGAGCTGCGCGCTGGCCTTCGCTTCGTGCGTCGTAGTTCATAAACGAGCGATCACGGAAGAGAGCAGGGATGCCCGCTTGATTCAGCCGCGCGTCGATCTTCGCCTGACGCTCTGCGCGCTCCTTCGCTTCGATCGCAGCGAGTTCGGCATCGGACTCTTCGCGCACGCACTTCGGGCACTTGTCGACAGTCGTAGTACGCCAGCCGAGGTTGATAGATCGGATGTAGAACTGACCATGTTTTGAGCACATGCCCTCTTCGGAGGAAGTGCTTAATGATGCATTGACGGCATTCATTCTCGATTCCTTTGTTTTTTAGCAACACTTTGTTACAGATCGCGTCAGAAAAGATCGGCCGAGTAGTCCATGTCGTTAAGACTCTTCGGATGCTTGGAGGATACTACCACTGGATCAGTTCTAGGCGCAAATAGTCCTTTCCAGTTGTTTGCAATCGAGTTCTCGATGACTGTTTTCAGGTCGCTCCCGCCTTCGTGGATCTCCGTCATCGTGCGAATCCACAGGGTCTTGGAGTCGTCGCTGGCCGGTGCGCGGTCCCGTTTCTTCCGGTATTGCACCCAACGTTCCCACAACTCAGGATCGAGCCATTCAGGGAGAGAGAGGCGCGCAGCGCTCTTTTCAGTCTTTACTGCCTTTCTCAGTTGTTGCTTAGAATCAGTACTTACTAGTGTGGGATTTGCCGTATGCGGTTCGCCCGTATCCGGTTGAGCCGTATCCGGAAAATCCGTATGCGGTGGAGAACCGTTGCCGGATTCGGTTTCAGGCGTTTCGGACACGATGTAGTCAACCGATGAGAACTGACCAGACGTCTTGTTCTGCACCCGGCGTAAGTAGCCGGTCGACAGCAGTTCCTTCAGCAGCGCGTAGACCGAATCACGGCCTGACGGCTTCGCGCTGTCTTTCGTCTCGTTGACCAGCGCGGCCGGCGAGACGGTCCAGTGATCGGGCTTCCCGAGCAGATAGATCAGAAGGCCACGAGCGGCCCATGAGAGGCGCTTGTCCTCGCTGATCCGCTTGTCGAGCTGATACCAGTTGCTTGTTGGGCGCGGTGCGCGTGTGATGCTCATTTGTCGCCTCTGGATGTGCCGACGATGCGGGCCGGCTGATCGAGCAGGCGAAGCAAGGCGACTACCGTCATGGGATCTCCGCCAGAGACTTCGTCGCTGGCCTTCGCGAACTCAAGCGCGCGAGCGGTCGAGACGGGGGAATGTTGGTTCTTCACGTTGCGCCAGTAGACCAGGCTCACGCCGACCTTCTCGCACATCTCGCGAACGGCTTTTTTGCCGTATTTCTTAGACCATTCTTGCGGTGTCATGCTCTCTCCCTCGGGTGGTGAAACGTAGCACTAACTGTATCATTTCGACAGTGTGACATCAAGAAGAGAATAGAATGATCCTTCATAAGTTATGGATAACACTAGGATTTTCCTGCTTAAAGGTTGCAAAAGTGATTCTGATCCTTCAGTATTCTTATTAAGCGATACAGCGAGGCGCCACAGGGGTGGACGAAGTACGCAGAAAGTCGCCAATAGAAAGCGCAAAGCGCACGCCGGCCAATCATCAGACCAGCGATTACATAGGAACCAAGATGTCGATCAAAACGATTGAGCAGATCCGCACCGAAAACTACCTTTTCCTGTTCGAGCAGTTCAAGGAAGAGGTACGACGGAGCTGGCCGGGAGAGCCCGACCGCGGGATGCTTCGCAGGTTCGCTCAGAAGCTTGGTATCAGCCCGATCTCGGCCTCGCAGCACAAGCATGGCAAGGTCATAGGTACCAAGATGGCGAACCGCATAGAAGAGGCGCTAGGCCTTCAGGCGGGGTGGATGGACACAGACCATACAAAGGTCGCACCGACCCAAGAGCAAGATGAGGATCTCGCAGCACTTCTCGACTCAGTCAGCGGTCTGTACCAGCAATCCCCGGAAGCCACGCGTGCCGCACTGATCAAGGTAATGGGCGCTATCGTCACAGGAAAGCCGATAGAAAGCCTTGTGGAAAGCAGCGGTAATAAGTAGGGTTTACCAGTCGGTTGACAAGCCGAACAAAAATAGTTCAGCACGAATTACCGATCGGTAACTTACAGAAACAATTGCCGGATCAAGGTGCGAGTTTGCAACATTTCGCTACGAAAAATCATTGCGCAGAACATACGATAAA